AGTGGGTTTCACCCCTGAAACGAAGTGGGTTTCACCCGTGGGGTGAAGTGGGTTGCACCCCTCGGGTGAAGTGGGTTTCACCCGTGGGGTGAAGTCCGTTTCACCGGTGCAACCTGTTTCGGGGGTGCAATGGGTTTCACCCCTCTCAACCGTTGCGTCCATTGGGGTTTCGCCCTTTTTGGTCTTCGGGAACAGCTTGTAGACGACCGGTCTGCGTCCCTTCGCGTATTTGGCCACGAGTTTCTGGTCGCCCCTGCGGATCAGACGCATCTGTTCGAGCTTCCTCAACAGCAGTTGGATGCTGCGTTCGCTTTTCTCCGTCTCCTCCGCCATGGTCTTCACGCTCGGCCACGCCATGCCCTCGTCGTTCGCGTAATCCGCGAGCACGATCAGCAGCAGTTTCGCCGTGCTGTCCCCATGCAATCGGGTCTTCTTGGCCTTCGCCACCAGTTCGATGCTCACGGCTCCGCCCTCCTGATCTCCACATCGGTCACATGGCACGAATCGTCCAGCAGGGCCAGCATGTCCGAGAGCAGCATCGGCGTGACGCCCGCACCCACCTCGGCGCGTGAATCCACCACGAGACGCTCCACGCTCACCGGCGCGTCATCGCCGTTGCGCACCCTGATAACCACTTTCGTGTTCACTGCTCCAGCCCCTTCCTCTCCGCGTCCGACACCGCGTAGCCGGCCGATTCCAGCACCTCGTAGTAGGCGTTCAAACCCTTGAGGTCGCACTGGTAGGCCTCACGGTCCCACGTGTCCGTGTCTATCGCGCCCTCGCGGCGGGCCAGCAGGAGCAGCAGAAGCTCCACGCCCCGACGGGAGGGAACCGACTGGCGGCGGCGCAGTTCCGCCGCGTTTTCGGCGATGTTGAGCGTGTACACGCCATGCTCCGGGTCCTTGTCCACTACCGGCAACGGTCTGGCGAACAGGGAGTACGCCTTGACCATGCGCATCCACCCGTTCGGGTCCAGGCTCGTGCCTCTCATCGAATCGCCGGCACCCATCAGCTCCAACAGGGTCAGGCGTTCCGTCATGTCGCGCAGCGCGTCCGCCTTCAACACGGGAACGGTTGTTCGGATCCATTCGCAGCGCAGTTCGGCCGACGCCTGGGCGAGCTCCCGCACCCCGTGGCGGCGCTTCCGTTCCATCCGGCGTTTCGCCTCGGCCTTCCCGTCTTCCCTCTCCTCGGCTGTCTTCTTCGCCGGCGTGTAGGCCACGACGCTTCCCGAGTCGTCGAAGAAGCGGATGACCACTCCGGGATGCGCGCCCTCGGCCTGCCAGTCCCTCCACTGCTTGGAGAACGGGCCGGGATAATCCTGGGCGAAACGCCGCTGCCTCTCGTAGCCTGTCGGGTTCGCCCACATGTCCTCCGGTTTGAGGTTGTCGGGCAGCATGGGCAGATCGTTGGATTCGGCCCACAGGCGCGCGGCCTGCACCCATTCGCGTCGGTCTCGTTCGCGGCGCAGCCGGTTGCGCTGCCATTCGAAATCATCGGAACCGGCCTTGGCGGCGAGCCTGGCCTGCGCCTTCTCGTCGCCGTCGAATTCCGCGATGTCCTCCAACTCGGAGAGCGACAGTTGCGCGAACGCGGGCGACGCCTCGCGCACCGATCGGGGGATGGACGCTATTCTCAGCCGGCCGCGCACCAGTCTCATGCTGCGCCCGGTGCGTTCGGCCATCTCCTTGACCTTCACGCCCAAGTCCAGGAGCCCCTGATAGCCGTCGGCCTCCTCCAGCGGGGTCAGGTCCACGCGCTGCGTGTTCTCCACGAGCATCAGCTCGCGTTCCTCGCGCGCCGACAGCTCCTCCACGCGGCACGGTACCATGTCCAGGCCGGCGAGCCTGGCGGCCGCGAGCCTGCGATGCCCGATGACCACGCGGTACATGGGCCTGCCGTCCCGGTCGCCGGACGGGGTGACCAGCAGTTCCTGTTTGATGCCCTGCGCCTTGATGCTGTCCGCCAGCTCCCTTACGTCGCCCACGTCCCTGCGCGGATTATGCGGGTTCGGCTCCAGTTGGGAGACGGGAATGTCCACTATGGATATCGACATGAAAATCCTCCTTTAGAATTCCGGGTCGTCCGGCCCATCGGCCGGAGGAGCGGGCTGGCTGGAGGCCCACGGATCCTGCTCCGGCGATTGCGGTTGTTGCGGTTGGCCGAACGGGTCGTTGGCGGCTGGTTGCGGCGCGTCCTGCTGCCAGCCCGACTGTTGCGGATTGCCGTACGTGGAGCCGCCCGAATACGACTGCTGACCCTGTTGGTTGTTTTGGAGGCCGTTGGGCTTGGACTGCTTGGCCACTGCCGCGACCGCGTAACGCAGGCTCGGGCCTATCTCGTCCACCTGCAGTTCCACGATCGTGCGGTTCACCCCGTCCTGCGCCTGGTAGGAGCGTTGCTGCAATCTTCCCGTGACGATCACGCGCACGCCCTTCTTCAACGATTGGGCGATGTGGGCGGCGAGGTCGCGCCATGCGCTGCAGCGCATGAACAGGGCCTGACCGTCCTCGTACTGGTTCGTCTGACGGTTCCACACGCGCGGCGTGGAAGCAACCGTGAAATTCGCGACCGTCGCCCCGGTGCCGATCGTGCGGATTTCCGGGTCCGCCGTCAGGTTGCCCACAATGGTGAGCGTCGTCTCTCCGGCCATCACCTACTCCTTCTGAAATGTTTCTTGTCTGCGTATTCCACGACCGCCGAGACCCTGCGCGACGGCCGGTCGACCGTGATGACACCCGGCTTCGGCACCAGATAGATGCGGGGGTTACGCATGTCCGTGTTCAAATCAGCCAGACGCTCATAGAAATTCCTCTATGAGCTCGCCGGGCGTCATGCGCATCCCCTCGTCCGTTATGGGCGCGGTCAACGTTGCCGTGCCCATAACGGCGTCTCCGGCGTTAACGTGAGCCCGGCCTCGTGGATGCTCAGTCCGATGAGGCTCGCCAGCGACTGCCGGGTGGGATATGCGGTCAGGATGTCAAGGTTGGTGAGCAGCCGGTCCGCGACCGCAAGCCACATGTCGTTCGGCACGTCAGGCGTAGAGGCGCTGCTTGCGCGTCTGCTTGTTGATGCGGTCAAAACGGGCCACCTCCTCGACCTCGAAGCCCAGTACCTGCCTGGTGTCGGGATCGGTGACCGGCGTCGGCCCCCAGCCTCGCGTGAGCTTGTTCTGGATGGTCTTCTTCGCCTTCCCGTAGTGTTCGGCGAGCTGTTCCACCGTCATCAGGTTTGGTAATGGCGCACTCATTGGGGTATCCTTTCCATTGGAGTTTCTTTCCGCCCCAGTAGCCGCTGGGGCTTTCCTTTTTTGCGTAACCTTGCGGTCGTGGACGGCCACGGAATCGAACCGTGGTCCCGGTCTTTGCCGCGCATACATGACCTACGCGATCTTGACTGGGGGCAACCTGCACCGCCCGAAGCGGGACGCCGGAGAATAGACCAAAGCCGACGCCCCGCCGGTCCAAGAAAACCGACACCGTATCTGTCAGTTGTTTTTTTCAGTTATCAACGAGGGTTATTCGGTTTTCCTTCCGCTTGGCCGGCCGGTTTTCTACGCCGTCCGGCAAGACTCATTCGATGCCCGCCTCGCTCAACACCAGTGCGATCAGTCTGAGTGGAACGAACCCGAAGCCCATGAGCGCGGCCAAACCGTTGCCGATGGGATGCGCGCAACCCGCATGGCTTAGAATCCAGCCGACGCAGAAGGCGAGCACGACGGCGCAAACCACTAGCCCGCGCATGAATCTGCGTGACGGGCCACCATCGGCCTTCCGGTAGCCACCCGCGTGGTGGCCATACTCTTTGGCGTTCATGTTTTTCTCTTTCCGTATAAGGTCCCTCCGCCGGTAGGCTTGGAACTGCGACATTCAAAACACGGCCAACGGAGGGAAGAATGATTAATTGGGGAACGTTCATGATGGAGGTGAGCAAGACCCCGTCAGTGCTGATCGGATTGGTGTTCACCGCGATAACGATCTGTCTGACGATCTTCAACCTCTGGTGGTCGATGAGAAACAGAGTTGAAGCGGAGTGGACCGTAAGCGTCACGTCAACAGCGGACGTCATGATCGACCCGATACCGGTCGCGCAGGTACAGGCAGCGGGGAGCAGGATTCTGAAATCGAACACTACGATGGTGGTGATTGTGACGAACAGTGGTGATGGTCCAGCGTTCTCCGTGACGGCTGAGGGAATCAACATGAAGGGCATCGTCGTAAACGAATACGATTTTCCCGGACAGCAGTTCAAGCAGCTGGTGGTGCAGCAGAAGATCAACAGGGTGATGCCGGGAGAGCGTTTCTTCGTCGTCCTGGACATGATGAGCATTGTTTCGTCATGTGATTTCGGAGTGAAGGTGCTGTGGACCCCGCAGCCCACGCGATTGGGACGCGTGGTGTACAAGGAGTATCCAGTAATGCGTGACCCGTTGAAGGGATCAAGGCATATCCATACCACCACGCGGCCTTTGCTGCGCTGGTCTTCCCTGTTCTCGCATATGCCGAGACCATTCCGACGGTTGCTGCAGTTCGCGCATTGGATAAGACACGATGCCATGATGGACGTTCCCTCCTTCCTCAAGAAATTGGACGATATGCTGCCGGCCGATGACTATTCACCGAATGCTGGCGTTGATGAAGGCGCAGACCACGCAGATGATCGCGCAGACCCAAATGATTGAATTCGCATCCATCACTCCGCGTCCTTTCCGATGATTCGTTCCAACTGCGCGGCCTGTCGTTTGGCTTTGAGCCTCATCGCCTTCCGCTGAAGGCACAAGCGGTTCCACTTGTCCTTGGTCTCTATGGGGTTGCCGCCGCGTGCGATTTTGAGGCATTCCGGGCATTGGAGGAATGCCTCGCCGTCGCTTTTCCCGACCTTCGGGACGCAATGGCATGACGGGCATTCCTCCAACGGTTCCGCGATGATCTTCAACGCTTCCTCGACCTGCTGGTCCCACCGTTCGATGGCCTGCCGTTCGTCGGACGGCGAGAGCGGGTTGCCGCCGTAGTACCCGTATCCGCATTCCCCGCAACGGCAGCCCCAGCGTTCGAAGTCGTATCCGTATCCGCCTGACGTCCACGAATCCATCACCGCCTCGGCATGGCCGTTGCATAACGGACAGGGCAACGGTGTCGGCATCGGCCCCTCGGCCTGTCCGGACTGGCATGCCTGACGATTGTGCTTCCACCACACCATCACGCCACCTCCTGCGCTTCAGTGAGTTTTGATTTAAGGACGAAGCTCTCGTTGAGGTATTCGATTGGCTGATATCCGGTGAGGTCGCACATGGTTTCTAAATCGCCGAGCGTAAGGTCCACCTTCCCGTTGAGCCGGCGAGATGCCATGTCGTAGGATTGGTGCGACTTCTTGGCATATTCGGCGACCGATAGTTTCTGCGTCGCCATTACCGCGCGAAAACGTTCGCATACCTTTTCGTTGAGATTTGTCATGATCTGGTTCCTTGGCCCTAGAAGTTCCTGAGCTGGTCGAAATCTTTCGGGATGAGGGTGATGGTTGCATCGGTGATTCCTCTGTCGCCGATTCGGAGCTCGATGCCCCCGTTGGACAGTTGCCTGACCAGTAGCGGCCTGTTCGGTTCCTCCGGGTTCTCGATTCTGATTTCCTTCATTGCCATCTCCGACTCCTTTCCGCTCGTGATTTTCATTGTTGCGCTCAATTGAGCGCACGTCAAGCGGGCAGCACATTCGGCGTGTCACAATTACGCGCAGGTAATCAATTTTTTGTCACTAATTTCTTAATTGAGCGCGTTTGCGCTTAACTGCGCGCTATCATTGAGAGCATGGGAAGCAACAAGATAGGAGTTAGCAAGCTCGGGCTGGTGGTAAGCGCCGCCGTTCGGGCGCAGCTAGGCATTCGCCGGATGTCCAATCGAGAATTGGCGCGTGAGATGAAAAGAGGAGAGACCTATGTGAGGGCGCGAGTGAACGACGAAAAAGAATGGACTCTCAATGATCTCGAGATCATCTGCGAGCTATGGGGGCTGACACCGGCTCAACTCATACAATCCGTGAATGTAGATGGCGATATCGCGGCTCGTGTGGCAGAGACCAAACGCCTTGCCCGTCGTGACGATATGCGTCTAGCTGCTTACAAGGATGACGGCAAGCAGTACTATATGGACCATGATGGAAGCGAGCCGGCATGAGACGTCTGATTCCGTTCGACACCCATCTTAACTATGGGCCGATGCGCATGGCCATCTATCAGAGCGGAATCGATGTTACTGTCGAAAGCGACGAACATCTCCTCAACAACGCATGGGGCTACTACTACGAAGCCGCACACGTCATCCTCATAGACAGAAGGCTCACCTACACTGCGAAGCGCTGTGCATTGGTCCATGAGCTCGTGCACTGGGCCCACGGAGACAATTGTTGTGGCCTCAACGAGAGAAGAACTCGGATTGAGACCGCAAAGTTGCTTATCGACCGTCAGGATTACGCCCGAGCGGAAAAACTGCATGAGGGAAATATCTGGGGAATAGCCGACGAATTAAACGTCACAAAAAACATCGTCGATAACTATCAAATTTGGCTGCACGACAGCGTGGCCGCATAAAAAGCCCCGACCTTCAATGGCCGGGGCGTCGATCACTACTCGTATTTACCGGGGAGAATGAGATGCATTTCCAATTTCTTCTTGCCCTGCGTTATGCAGGCAAGACAGTAATGCGGCCTGCCGTCGTTGATTCTCCACACATGCCGGTCGGCCTGCATCGAACTGATCCAGCCGATTCGTTCGCCGTCTACGGACGCCCAGATGGACTCGTCGCCCTGGTATTTTCCCTTGGGAATTACACCAACGGAAAGCTCGGCCCACACCCATGTGTCGGCACCATACCGGCCCAGAATATCCTGATGGTTTTCCTCGCCGCTGATGGCGACGGGATACATGCCGTCAACGTATTCTCCAACCGGTTGGCGGTTGAGAGGGCGCGGGGAAGTGTTCGGCACACCATACCCGAATTCCTTCGACGCGAGATTGGTCGGAGTGGTGTTGACGGTTTTCGCATGTCGCTCCGAACCGATTCTGATTCCGTTCCGGCGGATGTATTCCCTCATCCACTCGAAGCATTGCCTGGTCTGCTCTGCGTCGGACAATGCGCGGTGCTCCTCGGTATCGGCAATACCGAATCGCACGATCAAGTCAGAAAGCCGGTGATGGCTTTCCTCGGGGAAGAAGGCACGACTCATCTGCAAGGTGTCGATCACATCGAACTTGACGCCGGTATGCAGCTTGCGGTGGGCCGTGTTCTCGATGAGCGGCATGTCAAACCCAGTGATGTTATGCCCTATCAATATGCTCCCGCCGCACCATTGGAGGAATGCGGGAAGCACCCGCTCCACAGGTTCTGCGCCTGCGAGCATCGCGTCCGTTATACCGGTCAATTGTATTACGAACGGGTCGAGCGGCTGGGAAGGCTTTACCAGGGCATTCCACGTCTCCACGGGTCTTCTTCCGACGACCTTGACCGCGCCGATCTCGATTATCTCGGCCGTGGCGGGTCTTTTATCCGTGGCCTCCAGATCGACGACAACGTAATCGTCGGGGAGTGGAGAGCTTTTCTTTTGCCGGATATCGCGCCTGGGTTGCGGAGGGATGGTCGGTGTCGGAGGTGCGAAACCTTGTGTCGGTATGGCCGGTCGGGCCGGGATGATGCCGCCTGGGGCGGGATTGGACGTGACGCCTGCTGCCCGCTGAGGCTTTTTGTTTCCATCGGCTGGTGTCGAAATGCTGTTACTTTTCGTCAATTCGCCCGGATGGGCGATGTACCAGCCGATAACAAAAGCTGCGATCGCGATGATTGTTGCGATCGCAGTAGAACCTATCATCACGGTCAGATTCGAATCTTTGAATCCGTCGATAAAACATGTGACGGCGACCAGCAGAAAGAATGCCGCGACGATATAGAACACTATTCCGATGATTTTGCGGATGATGCGCATGAGTTGGACCCTTTCTCCTTACATCAACGTGATGGCCCTATCGTACAGCGTGTCAACTAAGGACCAAGAAAAATGCCTTGCCGGCGGTCCAGACCAGCAAGGCGTTGAAGGAACCACCAGACCACCAGAGAAATGGAAAGGAGGACGCTTCGCCTCCCATCCTACACGGGGCGAAGCCATACCCGAAATGTCAGATTTACCCAAATACAGGAGGGGTGACAGGCTTGGGAACGCAGAACAATCGTTCCGCAGCATGCTCATCGTCTCCGTCAAGAGTCACGCGCCACGAATAATTCCCCGGCGCGAGTGCGAGTCCGTTGGAGAAATCCAGTGTTCCGAGACTGACCGCACCGATATGGTTCCTTTGGTCGAGGGGGAGTCCAGCAAGGCCCGCATCAATCGTCATGATGTTCGCGATACGCAAGGATTGGGGCATCGGACCGGCAACCTTGACGACGTCTCCCTTCTCGTCACGCAGGGAGTATTCGACGGCCACCTCGCACGGGCATATATCCGCCGGCACGTGTATCTCCGTGAACACGGTGAATCGCGGCGTCATGCCATTGGGCGTGAGTGGGAAGATATTGGCACCGGAGCCAAGAACATTCCCCATACCGGAACCGTCCACGGCGGCGAAATTGGCGAGCTGCACGATAATCGACGCGCGTTCAGAAACCTCGCTCATATGTCAGGCCACCATTCTGCGTTCTTCGATGCCCTGGTTGGCGGTGGTGGACACGTTGGCTGGTTCGAAATACTCGCCTTTGCCGCCGTTCTTCATCAGCTCCGGGGTGGGAAACACGAAGATGGTGTTGTTCGGAACAACTTCAGTCCCGTTGTCCAAAAATTCACGAATGGTGGTGGGCTCGTTGTCATCGAAAAAGAACGGTATATCCTCGCGTGCGAGCTTGCGGGTTTCGGCGAACGTGTCGCCGGCGGCGGAGAATCCCGGCATGTCATCGGATTCGGCCCACCATACGCCGTCTTCCCTGTGATAGGTGATGTTCACCTGTCGTGTATCCATGTTGCGCCTCTTCATTTCTGCCCGAGGATACTACGGATCTCCTCTTCGGATAACCCGACGTCCTTCACCAGTGTCTTCTTCACCAATCCGGGCGGAACAGTCTGCCCGTCATGGAAGGCAAAGGTCAACGGTGGACGGCCCTCCGCCTTCATTCTTTTATGCGAACCATTCGCGCGGTCAATCCCGTATCCCAGACCACGAAGGATACGGAACAGGTCCGAGGCCTTCATCGATGGGTAGACGATCGGCATGCGCGATTGCCTTTCGGTTGGTTCAATTCAGCAACAGTCCCATTAAATCACATTAAAACCGGTTAAAACGTGAATCTTCCATTATTAAGCAGGTAATAAAAATGGCCAACGTCACCAGATACAAGACTAGCAAAGGCGAAACCAGATACCGCGTGAGGTATCGCAAGCCGGACGGCACGCAGACTGACAAGCGTGGATTCAAGAGAAAAATCGATGCGGAGAATTGGGCGGCGAAAAGGGTCACCACAGCCAAGGCCGAGGGAACGTACATCGACCCGCAGGCCGGCAAGGCGACGGTGGGGGAGCTGGGGCCCGCCTGGCTGGCCAAGAAGAAGCTCAGCACCAAGCCCAGCCATTACCGTACCCTCGAAGGCGCATGGGAAAAGTGGGTGAAACCGGAATGGGGCAACACCCCGGTATCCGCAGTCACCCGCGAGACGACGCAACAATGGGTCACCGGAATCAGCCAGGGCAAGACCGTCAAGGACGAGCGGGGCAACGAGATAGTGCTCGCCAAACCCCGAAGCGCTAGCGTCGTCCTCCGCGCCCACGGCGTGCTCGCCGGAATATTGGACGACGCGAAGAAAGACCGGCGTATCCCGGACAATCCCGCGAGGGGCATCGAACTGCCACGCAAGCGCAGGAAGAAGCACGTGTATCTCACCGCCGAACAGCTTGACCGGCTGGCAGGCAGCGTCACCCCATGGAGACGAGACCTCGTCCTCGTGCTTGGACTATGCGGCATGCGATGGGGCGAACTCATACCCCTGAGGGTGATGGACGTCGATCTTGAAAAGCATCGTATATATATAGGAGTGAGCGCGCCGATGGTGGGCGGCGTCATCATCCCCGATGACACCAAGACCTACAAGGCCCGCGCCATCATGTACCCGGTCGTGCTGGACCCGATTATGCGCAGACTGTGCGCAGACCGGAAACCCGGCGACCTGTTATTTGAACAGCCGGGACGCGAGGGCATGATGATACGCGAGTGGGGTAATGCGAGCCGCGATGACGGTTGGCTGTCGGTCGGCCTGCGGCGTGCCGGCATACCCGGCCACCTCACAATCCATGACCTGAGGCACACGGCCGCGAGTCTCATGGTCAGAGCGGGCGCGAACGTGAAGGCCGTGCAACGGCAGTTGGGGCACAAGAGCGCGGCCATGACGTTGGACGTGTACGCCGACCTTTTCGATGATGATCTGGACGAGCTGTCGGAGCGCATGGGTGAGATGCTGGCGCGTGAGAATGTGGGCAAAATGTGGGCAAATGAGGTTTCGAGAGCCGCATAA